CCGCCGTAACGGTGTCAACTGTTTTAACATTGGTAAAAAGCTCTGCCGCCTCCGAACCCGTCAGCCACGTTTCCGCCGTCATAAGTTCGGTTATCTTATCCTCGGTCACATCGTCCGCGGCACGGGTCATATACGTGGCAACTATGCCGCTGTCGAGTTTATCGAGAGTGTCGGCAAGGGTGCGCATATCGTTTGCGTTTCCCATTGCGAACGTCCACGCCTTATGTATCATCATAAAGGCGTTTGACGGGATAATAATTTCATCGCCCGCCATTGCTATAACCGACGCAATCGATGCGGCAAGACCGTCAATATACACCGTCTTTTTGCCGCCTGTTGAACGCAACATATTATATATGGCAACCCCGGCGAACACATCACCGCCGCCCGAGTTGATGTGTATGTCAATATCATCGTTGCCGATTTCCTTTAAAAGCTGACTGACATTCATCGGGTATTGGTCTTCATCAGACCACGCCGACCAGCTATCCGATACAATGTCGCCATAAAAAAACAGCTCTGAATTAGAGCCGTCTGTTCCGTTTTTGAATTTACAAAAATCATAAGTCAAAATAAATCATTTCCTTTCTTTTGTCCGAATCCGTTTGTTGGTGTGTTCGGGCGGTCGGGGACGCCCATCCCTACAACCAAACATTACGTATACCACAATTCTGTAGGGGACGGCTCTCGTCTGCCGGCTCGGTCAAATCGCAAAACGATTGTCACCGGCAATCCGCGGCCTCGACGTCCCGTGAGATGTTCATCAAATTTTGCGGTTATTCACCCTCTTTAATTCTTTCGTGTTTTTCGAGGGTATCGAGAGTGGTATAATTAAGGCTTGCATAATGCTTGTCGCCAAGCTCGCCGATACCGTTCATCTCTTCCATAGCGCGGACTTCGTTAATGGTGATAACACCCATTTGCAACATCTTTTCATAATATGCAATACGTTTGTCCGCACTGCCGCGCATTCCTGCGGACAGATTGAATTTGGTGTAATAATTCGATTCACTTGTCATAAAGCACGAAAAATTATGAGCTTCTTCGATGTTTATACAGTCTGACGCGACCACGTCCTGCATAAACCTGTCGTTTATCTCTTGCAGATTCGAATATTTTTCCTGTGCAAGACCGATAGCCGACGGCGGTACATCGAATATTGCCGCAATCTCTTTTGCCGTGAGGTTTTTGGATTCAATGAATTGTAAATCCGTCATAGGCAGAGATATGTCAATCCAATCAATACCGTTATCCAATATGGCAGGCTCGCCGCTGTTCGCCGCTCCGCCGTAAAGCTCGCGCCATTGACGTTTAAGCTTGCGCTTTGCGTCTTCTTTTATCGGCTGTGACATTTTCAGCGCACCCTGTTTGACCGAACCGTTCGCGTATAAGCCCTCTAAGTGTTTATCCATATTGTTGACCGCGTCAATCTGATGCCGCGCCACGGAAAGCGGCGAAATACCGCGCTTTCCGTCCGCCGATATGTACGGAATATATATGACTTCATCCTCGGTATAGATGTTGCCGCGGTATGAATACACGTATTCGTCACGGTCAAGAATTTTTTCGACCCCGACCTCTTGCGACTTCCACGGTATAAGCTCGGTTATATTGCCGTATGTGTCATATTTTTTGTATATAACACAAAAACCCCGAGTAAGTACGTTCGTCATAATGAACTGTTTGTACATTGTCGGGGTTTGATATTTGTTCGGTCGGCGTTCCAAAAGCAGCCGTACCGGGTGGTTTATGTCCGCGCGATACCTTTGTTCGACCTCTGTTCCGTCTTTTTCGGTGATTTCTTTGTGAAATACCTGAAAAGGCAGTTTTGACAACATTCTCGCACGATAATTCACGCACGCGAACACCGTTCCGACCGAATACAGAGCAGAGGGGGAAGATACCAAATTTTCAAGCCGTTCGGCAAGCTCCGCCATAGAGTACCAGCTTTCGGGCGAATCGTCCTTGATACTGATGTCACTCGCGGAATTGCGGTATAAGTTCTTGATTTTGCTGAATAAATTCATAGGTTTTCACCTCGCTTTCGCTTAAAAATAGGCATAAAAAAAGCGCTTTATCGCAAAATGATAAAACGTGGATAATTTTCTTGACAAATTTCGCCAATCGGTGTATAATATGTTTTGCAGATAAAAGAAAAGGGAAAAAGTAGAGCGGTTGGCCGCCATTTCGATTATCATAAGTCGAGAATGGGGGTGATAGTTTTTTATGGAATACATATTGTATCTGACAATTGTGTTGTTACTGATTGTATCAATAAAAAAGTAAACCGCCCTCCGGTCAGAGTTTGGCGGTTTACTAAAACCAAATAACTTTTGGCTAACCGTTGTACGGTTACCTTTTCTTTTTCTGCTTATATTTTAGCACAACACATTAAATCTGTCAAGTCTTTGTGTAAATTTTCCTGACAAATTTTTATCACAAAATATAATCGTCCGACATAATTGTTTCCTCTAAATCCACATATGTATCACAAATCGCGCGGCTGTGCGCCGTGATGAGCGCCGCCCCGGGGTCGATTCGCTGTGTGGTTTTGGATTTGTCGGGTTTTATATTTCCGTTTGAATCGGCGGTGGCAACAATATTCGATACCGCCCACCGCAAAACAGGGTCGCCAAAGTGAACGATTTTGCCCTGTACGGCGAGCCGTTCAACGTCTTTCATCGGTTCGGAAAGGGAATATACGCCTTGTCGTACTTCAACACAGGTAAACCCCTCGCTTTCCATACGCTGACCGAACTCCGAGGCGTTCCACGGGTCGTAATCGATTTCGACAATATTATATTTCTTTGCCTGTGCCATAATATAATCCATTATCCACTGTTGTTCGATAACCTCGCCGGGGATTGCCGTCAAGTACCCCTGCCGAACCCACGCCGAATAAGGAACGTTGTCTTTGTGTTCTTTTTCAATCATTGTTGCCTCGGGGATAAAGCTGTGGTGCAAAGCCGCGTAGTATCCGTTTTCCAAAGGAAAATCAAGCACAACCGACGTCAAGTCAAGTTTTGCCGATAAGTCAACGCCGCAATAACAGCGCCTATGTAACAAGTCAACCTCAATGCCGCAGCCGCTGTTGTTCCACTTATCCATATTCATCCACGCAACAGAGCTTGAAACCCACATATTCATATGCTTACACGCGAATTGATTGTAAGCGGCAGGGATTTCTCTCGCCTGCTTCGCCTTGATTTTAAGGTCGTTAATCTTGACCGATACGCCGAGATTTGGGTTTGCCTTGATGAAATTTTTCGGGTCGAGAATATCATCGCCCTCATCGGGTTGCGCAATATACGCAAAAAGCGTGTCATCCTCAAACACGCCCTCCAATACTTTCTTTGCATATTCATATCGTTCGCGGCAAATCCCATTTGCGTTGAACCCTGCCGTTGTTACCACCCATATGAGCGGTTGCGTTCTTGCGACCGTTCCGCCCTTTAGAATGTCATAAACCTCGCGATTTTTGTGTGCGTGCAGTTCATCAATCAAGCCGACATACACATCTTTTCCGTCAAGTGTTCCCGCTTCTTTTGAAACAGGCTCGAATTTCGATGCCGTTGACGGAACATTAATGTTGTTGGTTAAAACATTGACGTATTCTTTAAGCTCGGGCGAGCGCATAATCATCTGCCGCGCTGTTTCAAAGATAATCTTTGCTTGGTCGCGCGATGTTGCCGCCGAATAGATTTCCGCGCCGCTTTCGCCGTCAACCGTCATACAATAAAGAGCCGTTGTCGCCGCGTCCGTTGATTTTCCGTTTTTCTTGCCGATTTGTTCGTACACTTCCGAAAAACGCCGTTTGTTGTCCGATTTGCGTTTCCAACCGAACACCGAACCTTGTATAAAGCATTGCCACAACTCGGGATTCATCGGTTTTCCTGCGCAATCGCCCTTGTAATGGTGACATAACCGATAAAATTCAAGCCGAATTTCGGCGGATTCCTTATCGTAATAATAAGGATAGTTCTTTCTTGCCGATTTTTTCAAGTCGTCAAGGTGGCGTTTGCACGCCAAACGGACAAGCCACCCTGCGCCAATCTCACCGGCAATCACCATTTTCGCATATTTAGTCGCTCTATCCACGTCAAAATTCTCCCTTTTTGCTCCGCCTTGCTGTTCGCAATGCTCCGCTTTGGCGGTCGGTTTTTCCTTTTCCCAAAAAATTTCGGGTACAACCCTCATTTTTCGGGAACCCTGTTTTTCATACGTTCCGTTTGTTCGTAATTCCGAATTACGCATTCCGAACTACGCATTAATTTAAGTTTGCCCTTTTCATCAGCGACATAAGCGGATTTTCGCTGTCGTTGAAATTCTCGGCGTTAAGTCCCGTGCGCGATGAGGGCGTTAAGCCGAACTCACGCGCAAATTTGAGCATATTCGCCATTGCGGTATTGGCAATTCCGACAGAGGGGTGCTGTATTTCAAGCCCCTTTGATGTAACCGAGGTCAAACCCTCGGCGCGTTTCATCTTTTCGGCTTTTACCCACGTATCAACGTTTTGACAATACGCACAAAGCGCCATATAGTCAGCGTCCGTTATAAGTCCGTTCTTTTTAAGCAGCGGAAAAATACGTTTGTATTCTTTCTTTGCATATTCGCCGAGCCACGGGGGCGGTTTTTCGGTTTTGTCCGTCAAATTATATTTCGGTTCGTTTTGGTTAATCGGACGGTTGCCGGGGTTTCCCTCTAAAAGTTTAACAGCCGTCGGCTTATCTCTCGGACCTCTCATTCCCATAAATATCATTTCCTTTCGTATACCATACGTAATGGTTTATAAAACCACGGTGGGCGGTCGAGGTCGCAGATTGCCGGTGGCAATCGTTTTGCGATTTGACCGAGTCGGCAGACGAGAGCCTGCCCCTACAAT